CTTGGCGCAGTAGTCACCTTCACTAATTAATCTACAACAAATAAATGGCAGTAAAATCTAAAACCGCACTTGGACGAGTTCAATTCAAATCTCGTGCCAAGTTTAAACACACCCGTCAAGGTCAAGGTACCCGTTCCCTACCTTCGCATGGGCGTAAGCTCCGGCGGGGGCAAGGTAAATGAGTCTTCTGATTGATGCAGATTACATCGTCTACAAATGCTGTGCAGCAGCCGAAACTGAAATCGACTGGGGAGACGATGTTATCGTCGTCTCAAGTAGGTTTAGTGAAGCCTACGACAAAGTACAGCGAGAGCTATTCAACATCGCAACAGATCTTGGATGCTTCGATGATTCTATTCTGTTTTTTACTGATAGCGTCAACTTTCGTAAACGTATTGACCCAGCGTATAAAGGACATAGAAACAGAAAGAAACCGTGTGGTTACCGCCGGGTCATCAACAAACTCAAGGAGGAATACAACGTTGTTGTAATGCCTGAGTTAGAAGCTGACGATGCTCTTGGCATCTACGCTACTAAAGAACCAGGACACATCATTTGTAGTCCTGACAAAGATATGCGACAGATACCTGGAGACCTTTATGATTTATCTGATGGCGTTGTCACAATCACCAAAGAAGAAGGTGAACGTTGGCACTACATTCAAACGCTGGCTGGCGACCAAACTGATGGATACAGCGGTGTACCTAGCTTCGGGATCAAACGAGCTGTTACCTTCTTTGAAGAGAACGGGTACAGCTGGGAGTCCGTGGTCAAGGCGTTTGCCAGTAAGGATCTTGATGAGTCCGTCGCCCTCCAAAACGCAAGGCTCGCAAAGATCCTTCAGCATACCGATTATGACTTCACCAACCAATGCGTCAAACTTTGGACCCCCTGCCCCGATAGTCGAACTGACGATGGAGCAGCAGTTCAAAATGCGTCAGATTGAAGACGCACTTAGACACCCTGATTCACCTAAGGAGGACATTATCACCGTCTTCCTAGCACTTCAGAAGCAGTGCTTCATCCTTGGTAATTCACTCACTAACCTCGTAAAAAATTGGCCGAAACCAACTCAACTGGACCCCAGTACTATCGAAGAGGTTCTATCCAAGTTTGGGATTTCATCCGAGACCAAGGACTAAACTTCCACCTGGGTAACGCAATTAAATACATTTGTCGGGCGGGATACAAAGACTCCCGCATTTCTGATCTCCGTAAAGCAATCCACTATCTACAAAATGAGCTTGAAAACGAAATCCTTCATCAGCGACCAAGCAAAGGAGTTCCGGAAAAGTTTCCAGGTCAGCAACAGTACGAGTCCAGCTTCACGGACTGGTCAGAGGACTTTGATCGTTGAAGAGTTCAAAGAGTTTCTTGACGCTGAAAACCAACTGCTTCGTGACTTCACGATTAACGCTGCTGATTGTTTGAAAGAGCTTGCAGACCTTGTTTATGTCTGCTACCAATATGCTGAGAATCTTGGATGGGATCTAGATGAAGCTCTGTACCGAGTACACCTCAGCAACATGACCAAGCTTGGCGAAGATGGTAAACCCATTCGACGCGAAGATGGCAAGGTTCTGAAAGGACCAAATTATCAACCTCCTACCCTCACTGATCTCGTCTAATAATGCCTGCCCCCACCAAAGAATTGATTGCCCGTACAGGACGGGTTGACTCCTGGCTCAACAATCCTGAATCACGTTTGCCTGTCTCCTGCACTGTCTTTGTGGTGGAGGATACAATGGAAGGACCAAATGGAATCGAAGCCTCTTGGAGATTCGTCTCCCATGCTCTCCGGTTTGGAGCAGGCGTTGCTGTGCATTTATCTAAGCTCCGTCCCAAAGGAGCAGAAAATGGCAAAGGTCTTGTGGCTTCTGGTCCGGTGTCCTTTGCCAAGATCTACAGTACCCTCAATGAGATCCTCCGACGTGGAGGAGTCTACAAGAACGGCGCTGTAGTGTGCCACCTTGATCTTAACCATCCTGATGTACTTGAGTTTATTCAAGCATCACGAGCTGAGCTTCCCTGGGTCAAGCGTTGTGTAAACATCAACAACCATTGGTGGGAAGAAGCTACTCCCAATGTACGTGCTGCTCTGCTGCAAGGTATCAAGCAAGGTGACATTTGGCTGAACAAAACTAAAGTAGATGCCTACGGTAAGCGTATCCGTGGTAACGTCTGTCTTGAGGTTTACCTGCCTAGCCGTGGCACTTGCTTGCTCCAACACATCAACCTTGGAGCTTGTGAGTATCAAGACCTTGGACCTGCCTTTGTGAAGGGTATGTCCCAGCTGTGTGATCTGCACAGCAAAACTAACGTAGACCAATCAGGTGAATACCTGTCTCCTGATGTTGATCGTCAGGTAGGCTTGGGTATGCTGGGTCTGGCAAACCTGCTGCGTAGGTACGGTGTTACCTATGAAGAATTTGGTGATGCCCTTGAAGTTGTCAACAACGGTAAGGGTAACGCTGACTACACTCCATCCATTACTCTTGCTTTTGAACTGCAAAAGGCTATCAACCAAGCAGCACAAGTAGCACGTGTCGCTAACATGGACCGTGCATTTGCTATTGCTCCTACTGCCTCCTGCAGCTACCGTTATCAAGACTTGGATGGGTACACTACCTGTCCTGAAATTGCACCTCCTATTGCCCGTCAGGTAGACCGTGATAGCGGTACGTTTGGCGTCCAGAGCTTCGACTACGGTCCTGTTGAGATCGCAGCTGAGGTTGGCTGGGATGCATACAAGAAAGTTGCTGATGGCATCATGAGGATGCTTGACGCTACGGGACTTCTTCACGGTTACAGCTTCAATAGTTGGTCTGATGTGATCACCTATGACGAAGCGTTTATCGAAGAGTGGCTTGCTTCTGAGCAAACCTCCCTTTATTATTCACTACAAGTGATGAGCGATACACAGGACAAGACCAGCGCATATGCTGCGTTGGACGAGTCTGATGTTAATGATTATTTGGAATCGCTACTTAACAACCCCGCACCTGATTGTAACTGCGGAGAATAAATTATGACTAATGAACAGGCTCTCTTCTGGTTCGCCGGACTTTATGAAGGAGAGGGTAGCGTTCAAGGCCGACACTACCAAAATAAAACAAACGGCCGTTACTACTTTTCGTTGTCCCTCCGAATTGATAGTACCGATGAAGATACGCTTATTACCATAAAAAAACATTTTGGGGGTAAGATAAATCCTCGTCGCAAGTTACTACAAAATCGTAAACCAATATGGATTTGGCAGCTTGCACGGAAGGACGAAGTAATCGCATTAGTGGAACAGATTATTCCATATATGTCAAAGCGTCGGCAAGCTCAGCTTACTGATGCTATTACACGTTGCAAAGATTATTACGCAAGCAAAGATGAACCCCTATCAGAAATTACTTGAAAGAAAAAGAACTTGGACCCCTGTTCAAACGACTGCGGGTAAACTGGCTGAAGGTGCGGAAGAAACTATCTACCGTGCTTTGGCAATCCGACATATGGAGCTTCCGGTAGGAGACTTTATCCACGATGCGCTTAAAACTGAAGTACCACAAATGGCACGGGATCTCCTTCTGTCCAATATCAAGGACGAAGAGAACCACGATCTTGCACTCGGTTACATCGCCAATGCTATCGGCGTTGATGAAAAAGCTGAAGCCGAAGCAAAGAATTTGCGGGACGCCTGGATTGCTCATCCAGATCACACGATCCTCAAGGCGCTGGTTGCCGAACGTGCAGTTTTCTTCGTGCTCCTCCCATTCTTCAGATTTAACGGTGATGCTGGTCTCCGAACAGTAAGTGCTGACATTTCTAGAGATGAACAAGTGCACGTTGCCACAAATAGTTTGGTTTGTCGTGAGCTTAACCTCGATTGGAGTCCTTCTTTGGATCGGCTCCGTAAAGCCACTATAAGTTGGGTGATGCAGCCTCTCAAGGCTAACAACCCTAATAAATATCTGAACAAAAAATTTTGGCTGGATAGCAGTGATCGTCTGATGTATGAAGGTAAAGCTCCTGAGCTTTCCGATACCAAGCGGGCACGTATGCCAGCGTTCTTTGAACATGCAAACCCTAACCTCCCTCAATACGCTTAACCTTCTGACTGTTGAAAAGTTGTTGGCTGAGCTAGAGGATCTTTATCCACCAATCAACCCTACTCCTGACACTCCGCTTAACCAGATCATGTATCGGTCTGGTCAAGCAAGTGTTGTGGAGTGGATTCGTACACGTCTTACACAAGAAGATTAACATTATGTGTGGATCTAAAAAGCGCGAACACCATCGCCAACAAGAACAAATGCGAGCAGAAACTCGTATGCGTGACATACAAGAACAAGCTGAACGTGATCGTCAAGCTGAAATAAATCGCATGATGGCAATGCAAGCTGAAGCTGCCAAACGTCAGCAAGAAGCGTTGCAAATGATTGCTGAAAGTTCTAAACAACCCTTTAAAATAAAGACAGGGGAGGATGCTACAACTCCTCTTATGCGTACTCGTCAAAAAGCAGCTGGAGCTGCAACTGGCATTGCATCCTTGCGTATCAATCGTACTCCTGGCACTAACATTGGCATGGGTACAAGCGGAACTAACATTGGTTAATTAGATGGACGCTAAATCAAGGTACGATCATCTAAGTAGCTACCGTACTAACTTTCTCCAAACTGCGGTTGAATGCTCTGAGCTTACGATTCCTTATCTCATCCAACGTGATGAGCATAGGATTTCCCACAAGTCCCTTAAACAACCTTGGCAATCAGTTGGTGCTAAGTCAGTAGTCACATTGGCAGCCAAGCTTATGCTTGCACTGCTTCCCCCACAGACTACTTTCTTCAAGCTTCAAATTCGTGATGATAAGCTAGGCACTGAGTTGCCTGCTGAGATCCGTTCCGAGCTTGACCTAAGTTTTGCCAAGATTGAGCGAATGGTGATGGACTCTATCGCTGCTTCCAGTGATCGTGTCGTTGTTCACCAAGCCATCAAACATCTTGTTGTTGGTGGTAACGCTCTTATTTATATGGGTAAGGATGGGTTGAAGCACTATCCATTAAACCGCTATGTGGTTGAACGTGATGGTAATGGTAACGTAATTGAGATCGTCACCAAAGAACTGATTAATAAAAAGCTTCTTCCTAAAGAGCTTCAAGAGAAACCTCATCAAGTCAATGATCGTAACTACGCTCAAGAAGATGACGTAGAGGTTTATACTCACGTTCGTCTTGACAACAACCGTTGGTTGTGGCATCAAGAAGCGTACGGTAAAAAGATTCAAGGTACTGAAGGTAAGGCTCCAAAGGATGCTAACCCTTGGCTAGTCCTTCGTTTCAACTCTGTCGATGGTGAGAACTACGGACGAGGTAGAGTCGAAGAGTTTCTGGGTGATCTCAAGTCACTTGACGCACTCTCTCAGGCACTCGTAGAAGGCTCTGCAGCAGCCGCTAAGGTCGTCTTCGTGGTATCACCCTCAAGCACGACTAAACCCCAGACCATCGCCCAAGCAGGCAACGGTGCGATCGTTCAAGGACGGCCTGATGACATTGGTGTTATCCAAGTGGGTAAGACTGCTGACTTCAGTACTGCTGCTAACCTTGCTGCAACCCTTGAGCGTAGAATCTCCGAAGCATTCCTCATTCTGTCCGTAAGGCAGTCTGAGCGCACAACAGCCGAAGAGGTTCGCCTCACTCAACTCGAACTCGAACAATCCTTGGGGGGACTATTCTCCCTGTTGACTGTTGAGTTCCTTATTCCTTACCTCAACCGTAAGCTGTTGGTCCTCCAACGCTCTGGTGAACTTCCCCGGATCCCTAAAGATCTTGTGAACCCAACCATCGTGGCTGGTATCAATGCTCTTGGTAGAGGACAAGATCGTGAATCTCTCACTACCTTCATTGCTACAATCTCTCAGGCACTTGGTCCTGAAGCAATGATGCAGTACATTAACGCAGACGAAGCAATCAAACGCTTGGCAGCTGCACAGGGTATTGATGTACTGAACCTTGTCAAGTCGATGGATCAACGTCAACAAGAACGTCAAGGCGCTATGGCACAGCAGCAACAGATGCTGCAGATGCAACAGATGCCTGATATGCTCAAGGCTCCTATCGCTGACCCATCCAAGAACCCTAATGCGGAAGATGCCATTGCTCAATACCTTGGTACTCAAGCCGCTCCACCAATGCAGTAATTTTTTATGTCAGAAATTTTGAGTTACGATGCTACTCCTGATGCGGAAGTAATGTCGTCAATTGAATCCGACGAAGCTGAATCCCTAGCCATTGGCGAAGAGCTACTGGCTCAACATGAGGGTAGGCTGGCTGGTAAGTATAAAAATGCTGAGGAACTGGAACGAGCTTACATGGAGCTTGAAAAGAAACTTGGCAGTGGTAGTCGTGAGGAATCTGAAGAAGAGTCTTACGATGAATCCGAACCAGTTGAAGAAGAAAGTCGGGACTACAGCGACCTTTCTGAATTGTTCTCACTTGCGGGTGATGAGTACTCAGAAAAGGGGGAACTGAGTGCAGAGACGCTAGAAGCTTTTTCTCAAATGTCATCTCAAGATTTGGTACAAGCCTACTTTGAGATGCAAGCACAACAACCTTCCCAATCTGGTAGGGAGTTGAGCACTCAAGAAGTTAACCAACTTCAAAACATGGTAGGTGGTCAAGCCGCTTACAACCAGTTGACCAGTTGGGCAGCTGAGAATTTTAGCGAAGGGGAAATTGAAGCTTTTGATTCTCTCGTTGAATCAGGCAACACTAACGCTATTCAGCTTGCACTGCAAGCATTGTACTATCGCTACACAGATGCTATGGGAGTTGAAGGAGAAATGCTGAGCGGTAAACCTGCTCGCTCACAAGATACATTCCGTAGTCAAGCTGAGCTTGTACGTGCTATGGCTGATCCTCGTTATGATCGTGACCCTGCATATCGTCAGGACGTGATTGAAAAACTGGAACGCTCTGACTTAGACTTTTAATGAACGACACTAACATCTGGCCCATCGAACCACCTCTTATTATGACTGATCATCCTTACGGTGTTCCCCACAATGAACGTGCTGAACAGCTCAATGGTCGCCTGGCTATGCTTGGCGTCATGGCTGCTTTGGGTGCTTACGCACTAACTGGACAAATTATTCCTGGTATTTGGTAATGCCTCTTAAGAAGGGTAAATCCGATAAAGCTGTTTCGGCTAACATCAGACAGATGAAAAATGAAGGCTACCCACAGAAACAAGCGGTAGCCATTGCACTCAGCAAAGCTGGTAAATCTAAAAAGAAAAAGTAATGGCTAAGCCTGGTCTCTACGCAAACATCCATGCCAAGCGGAAACGCATTGAAGAAGGCAGTGGTGAAAAGATGAGGAAGCCTGGCTCTGCTGGCGCTCCTACTGCTAAGCAATTCAAGCAAGCAGCTAAGACCGCCAAGAAGAAATAGGCTCCGCAAAAGACGCATTGAAACGTCCGCAAAAGACGCAACGACTCCCGTCATTACTGCGAGTGTTTTGACGGGATAATTGAAGAAGTAAGCAATATAAAAGTTCTTTGCTAATTTCTCATGATTCCTATTCTAACTACTCTGTCGGTGATCACCAGTTGGTATGGTCCTGGCTTCCACGGAAACCTCACCGCTAACGGTGAACGATACAATCAAAACGGCCTTACTGCAGCGCACAAGACACTCCCCTTCGGTACTAAACTTAAAGTTTGTTATCGTGGGTGTGCCGTTGTTCGGGTCAATGATCGCGGTCCTTATCTCCATGGTAGGGGTTTAGATCTCAGTAAAGGTGCGGCTGATGCAATCGGTCTCACTAACTCTGGAGTTGGAAGGGTCAAAGTAACCCGTCTTAACTAACTTCATTCATGACTGCTATTCTCGCAGCTCCACGGTCTCAATCTTCTTGGGACCGTTTTTGTACTTGGGTAACCAGTACTAACAACCGTCTTTATGTCGGCTGGTTTGGGACACTGATGATTCCGTGTCTCCTTGCAGCCACCATTTGTTTTGTTCTTGCATTTGTTGCGGCTCCCCCTGTCGATATTGATGGCATCCGCGAGCCTGTATCTGGGTCTCTACTCTATGGAAACAACATCATATCGGGAGCCGTCATTCCGAGCAGCAATGCCATCGGACTACACTTCTACCCAATTTGGGAAGCTGGTTCACTTGATGAATGGCTCTACAACGGGGGTCCGTTCCAACTCACAGTCTTCCACTTCCTCATTGGCATCTATGCTTACATGGGACGAGAGTGGGAACTTAGCTATCGATTAGGGATGAGGCCCTGGATCTTTGTCGCCTATTCAGCTCCTGTTGCAGCAGCAACCGCAGTGTTCCTGGTCTATCCGTTTGGGCAGGGCTCGTTCTCTGACGCTATGCCTCTGGGTATCTCGGGAACCTTCAACTACATGCTGGTCTTCCAAGCTGAACACAATATCCTCATGCATCCTTTCCACATGTTGGGAGTTGCTGGTGTATTTGGGGGTAGCCTGTTTAGTGCTATGCACGGTAGCCTTGTCACGTCTTCTCTTATCCGTGAAACCACTGAAGAAATCTCTCAGAACTATGGTTACAAGTTTGGGCAAGAAGAAGAAACTTACAACATCGTAGCGGCACATGGCTACTTCGGGCGTCTTATCTTCCAGTATGCGAGCTTTAACAATAGCCGCAGCCTTCATTTTTTTCTGGCTGCTTGGCCTGTTGTTGGTATCTGGTTCGCTGCTCTTGGCGTGTCTACGATGGCATTTAATCTTAACGGCTTTAATTTTAACCAGTCCCTTATTGATAACCAGGGACATGTTGTGGATACTTGGGCAGACATTCTTAACAAAGCCAACCTCGGCTTTGAAGTCATGCACGAACGAAATGCACACAACTTCCCTCTGGACCTTGCTTCTGTTGAAACAACTCCAGTCGCCCTGGTGGCTCCCGCCATTGGATAATCATGCCACACCAATCCTCTAAGCTTCAAGCTTTTGTGACTCGTTTTAGTCCTGAGCCTGAAGTGGAAGAAGAAGAACAAACTGAAGAAGAAAAAGAAACTCAGGAAGAAACTGAGTGAATCGTTAGGGGAGCACCTCAGAGTCGGACTCCCCTTTCATTGGCGTTGGCCCTTACGAGGACACCCTTCGCCGTCTAGACGGTGGGATAGACCACAATAAAAACTGAACAATTTTTCCAAACGTTTGGGAGCAAGTCTACATTAACTTTCTTACTCCTTTAAAATGGCACATCAAACTTCTACTCTGACCACGAGCCTGACTCGTCCTGGTCAGGATAACGGTGCGGGCGACGCCCGTGCTCTGTATCTCAAGCTCTTTAGTGGCGAGATGTTCAAAGGTTTCCAGCACGAGTCGATTGCTCGTGACCTGGTTATGAAGCGTACCCTGAAGAACGGCAAGTCTCTGCAGTTCATCTACACGGGTCGCACCACTGCCGAGTTCCATACTCCTGGCAACGCTATCCTGGGTAACAGCGATGGCGCACCTCCGGTGGCTGAGAAGACCATCACCTGTGATGACCTTCTGATCAGCTCTGCTTTCGTGTATGAACTGGATGAAGTGCTGGCTCACTACGATCTGCGTAGCGAAATCAGCCGCAAGATTGGTTATGCTCTTGCTGAGAAGTATGACCGTTATATCTTCCGTGCTATCGCTCGTGGCGCTCGTCAAGCTTCCCCGATCACCAAGGCTAACTTTGTTGAACCTGGTGGTACTCAAATCCGCGTTGGTTCTTCTGCCAACGATTCGGATGCTTTCGACTCTACTGCACTGGTTGCTGCATTCTATGACGCTGCTGCTGCAATGGATGAGAAGGGCGTGTCCAGCGATGGTCGTGTGGGTGTTCTGAACCCCCGCCAGTACTATGCGCTGATTCAAGCCATCGGCACCAACGGCCTTGTGAACCGCGATGCTCAGGGTGATTCCCTGCAGCGTGGTAACGGCATCATCGAGATTGCCGGTATCAAGATCTACAAGTCCATGAACATTCCTTTCCTGGGCAACTACGGTACCAAGTACGGCGGCACCACCGGTGAAACCTCTCCTGGTAACGTGGGTAGCTTCGTTGGCCCCGCTCTGGAAAACGCTGCTACTGGTAGCGGTGTGAACAATGACTACGGTACTGCTGCTGAAGTCGGCACCAAGTCCTGCGGTCTGATCTTCCAGAAGGAAGCTGCTGGTGTGGTTGAGGCGATTGGTCCTCAAGTGCAAGTTACCAGCGGTGACGTTAGCGTGATCTACCAGGGTGACGTGATCCTTGGCCGTCTGGCCATGGGTGCTGATTACCTGAACCCCGCTGCAGCTGTTGAGCTGTATGTGGGTGCTACTGCACCTTCTGCTTTCTGATCTTTTTTCGATCAACTATTGGGGATCCTTCGGGGTCCCCTTTTTTTTAATTTCTGATAGGTACTATGCCCTTTCCTACATATGCTGTGTCCACCGAACTGGATGCTGTTAATCAAATATTAAGCTCTGTGGGACAGGCTCCTGTCACCACGCTGGATCTACAGAACCCCGAAGTTTCTATTGTTCTCAATACTCTTCGTGAAGTCAATCGTCAAGTTCAGTCTGAAGGTTGGATCTTCAATACTGAACGTGATTATGAAATGGTTCCTGATTCAACTACAAATGAAATTCAATATCCGTACAACGTCCTTCAAATGGATGCCAACGTAGATCATCATAAGAATGATTTCGATTTGGTACGTCGTAATGGAAAGCTGTATGACCGTCTCCATCACACCTTTACTTTTACTGAACCAGTTCACGTTGATCTGACTTGGTATTTTGATTTCACTGATGTACCACCTGCCATTCAAACATACATCACGGCACGAGCTGCTCGTATGTGTGCAACCAAATTGATTGGTGACCAAGAAATCAACAAACTCCTTGCTGAACAAGAAGTGTACACCCGTGCTGCAGCCATTGAGTATGAATGCAACCAAGGTGACTACTCCATGTTTGGGTTCAAGGATGGTCAGAACTATTACGCAAGTTATCAACCTTATCAAGCTTTGATGCGATGAGCACAATTTCCCAGAGAATCCCAAACCTTTTTCTAGGTATTTCACAGCAACCTGATAGCAGGAAGTTTCCTGGACAAGTCAGAGATGCAGTGAATACCTTACCTGACTTTGCGTTAGGTATGTTGAAGCGTCCTGGTGGTGAATACATTGAGTCGTTGACAAACGCTACCACTACTGGTCGTTGGTTTTCGATTCTTAGGGACCAAGATGAAAAGTATGTAGCTCAATATGCAAACAATGTGTTTCGTATTTGGAGCCTTACTGATGGTTCACCACGAGCTGTTAACATGGGAACCAATACCGGTGTTCCAGGAACATGTAACATTGCAGATGTAAAGACTACACTTGCTAACTACAACGCTGCTGTAGCCGTTCGGAAAACCAGGCTTACTGAACTCAATGCTGCTCAAGCTGCTTATGCTGAAGCTCTTGATGGTCAGAACACAACCACAGAAGAACTGTTTGACGTAAGGTACAATTACACTGTCTCTGGTTCCTTCCATGACGTGTACCTGTATTCTGGTATCACAAAAAATGCAGCTGGTCTTTATGTAGTTAAGAACGCTGACACAGTGGTGTCTACAAGCGTCTCCTTGCCCGCTGGATACACTCTTGGGACCGAACGTACCGACGAGCATCCAAAGCTTGCTGCAGAAGGTTACAGGGTCTTTACAGCGATTCATACGGTAGCAGCTACCCACACTGCTGGTCAACTGGCTACAGCATTGGCTGCAATGAATAATGCTCAGGCAAACTACAGTAACGCTGTAGCTGATGAAGCAACAAAGCTTGGTCTTTACAATACTGAAGTTAACGATTGTGCTATCACCACTGTACCTGCCAACGCTTACCTTAAAGATGCTGATCCTGAGGATATTGAAGTACTAACTCTCAATGATTACACCTTTGTATTGAACAAAGGTAAGACAGTTCAAATGGATGCAGATACGACTGCCGCTCTTCCTCATCAAGCATTTGTTGTACTTAGCATTGTTGGTACTGGTCACTATCAAATCAAACTTGATGGTACTCTACGTGGAACTCACAACGCTGGTACAGGTGGTGATGTAGATTCTATTCTTAGCGATCTTGTTGGGGATATTGACGGACAAACCTTTGGTGGTAAAACCTATACCGCTGTTCGGGTTGGTGCTGGCATCTACATTAGTTGTACTGCTGCCTTTGCCATTGAAGTTACAGGAGGTCCTTCTCAGGATGCAATGTATGCTTTTCAGGATACTGTTGCTACTGTCTCAGTTCTTCCTAACCAAGCTAAGGACGGTTATGTTGTCAAGGTTGTCAACTCTGCTGACATTGAAGTTGATGACATGTGGCTGAAGTTCAATACTTCTTCCGGTGCAACTTATGGTGTAGGTACTTGGGAAGAAACTGTTGGACCTGGCATTACTTACAAGTTTGATCCACTAACTATGCCACATCAGTTGGTACGTCAAGCTGATGGATCATTTACTTATGGACCAGTAACTTGGGATGAAAGGTTGATTGGTGACCTTACCACTAACCCTGATCCAAGCTTTGTTGGCACGAATATCCATCATATGTTCCTTTACCGGAACCGTTTTGGATTCTTGTCTAATGAAACAGTAACAATGAGTAGAGCAGGTGACCTGTTCAACTTCTTTAACACTACTGCTCTTACTGCTACAGATGATGACCCGATTGATATTTCGGCATCAACTGCTAAACCCGTTACGTTGTATTATGTCAGACCGACTGCTGTTGGTTTGATTCTGTTTGGTGATACTGAGCAGTTCTTGCTTAGCACTGATTCTGACATTCTGAGTCCTAAGACGGCAAAGATCAACACTATGTCGTCTTACGAGTGTGAACCAAACATTGAGGCTGTGTCTACCGGTATCTCTACTAACTTCATTGCGAAAACAGCTTTGTACACGAAGGTGTTCAATCTGGCTGAGATTCGTAATGACACACCCCCACTTGCAGAAGAACTAACGTACAACATTCCTGAACTGATTCCAAGTACTATTGATCATTTCATTTCTTCTGCTGCTGCCTCTATTATTTCTTTAGGTACAGTTGGAAGTAGTACTATTTATCAGTACCGATTCTTACAGCTTACAGATAATAGAGTTCAATCTTGGTACAAGTGGACCCTAACAGGTACACTTCTGGATCAATTCTTTGATCAAAGCACTTACTACACTGTTGTAGCTAACGGAAGTAATGTTGATGTTCAAGCGTTCAATCTACGTCAATCTAGTGATGAAGGGTTCTTGACTCTTCCTACTGGTGAAAGGACTGATGTGTTCTTGGATTATTGGAACATTAACCCATATAGAACCTATGACTCTAATGCTGATACTACCCGTGTTTTCCTGCCTTACGATGAAGTAAGTGGTAAGACCCTTGTAGTTGTAGCCTTGGGTGACTACATTGGTAGCAGCGGTGCTATCTCTAGTCAGTCAGTTGGTGCTATTTTAGAACCTACTGTGGGGGGCTCAGCGGGTGCTTATTATGCAGACATTGACGGTGACTATCGTGGTAGGGATCTGATCATTGGATTCCAATACCAGATGCTACTTGAACTTCCTAAACTTTACATTACTAAGAAAGAAGGAAGTTATGTTAGCAGTGACCAAACAGCTGATCTGGTTCTTCACCGGATCAATGTTGCTACAAGTCTCAGCGGTCCCGTTACTTATGAAGTAGATCTGACTGGTATCCCTACTTGGGAAAATGTTGTGTCTACTACTTTACCAAACACTTACGTTCTAAATAACGTCAACCTTTCTGCTGATTCTGTTCACGTTGTTCCTATCTACCAACGTAATAAGAACACTTCTATCAGGATCCTTGGCGATACTCCGTTCCCAGTAACTCTGTTGGATCTGACGTGGGAAGGTAAGTACAGTAGCCGTTTCTACAGAGGATCTTAATTTATGAGCAATTCCACCCATGGGTTTACAATGCGTAAAGCAACCCTAGATGATATTCCCAGCATTGCTTCAGAACTACTGCCTGAAGGTCGTCAGGACTTTGCTAGGGCCGGAGTAGATCCGGTCCTTTGCATGGCTTACGATACTCTTACAAGTAATACTAAAGTATTATTGAGTCCAAGGGGTATTCCAGCTGGATTAGTTGGTGTTAGATCAGATGGTTGTATTTGGATGAATATGACTAATGAAGCTAGAAAATATCCAAAGTCATTCATTCTTTGGGCAAAGGAGTTTGTAAACAACGCTGGTCCGCTGCTATGGAACCTCGTTGATATTCAGAACAATAATCTAAGAAAGTTCTTGAGACTCATTGGTTTCAAGGTTATCAACGTCGTTCTATGCGACACACGAAACATCTATTATGTGGAATTTGCAAAGGTAAATTAAATGGCTTTTAATTGGGATAAAGCTGCAGCTGGAGCTGGAATTGGCGCTGGCTTAGGGTTACTCGGCATGGGTCTTGACATGTTCAAGGCCGATCAAGCATATAACCAAGAAGTCCAGCAATGGAAACAGCAATCAGACGCTATTGCTCGTTCTAATCAACGTCAAGCGTTAATGATCCGAGAAGCTAATACTCGGACTGCTGACATTTATGGCTATCAAACTGGAAGGTTTAAGCAGAACCTTGGCTTCATTCAAGAAGAATATGCACGAGCTGGTGAAGATCTTCAACGTCAACTTGGTGCAGAATTTGCTCAATCTGCTTACGCTAAACAAGCACAACTTTCAGCCTTGACACAGGCTGTTGGTGCAAACCGAGCTGCCTCTGAAGGTGTTAGCCGATCACGTCAACGTGCTGATGTTCTTGGAACACTTGGTACGTTTGGACGTAATGCCGCTATGGAAGCTGAACGTCTTGCAGGTGTCGTCGGTCAAACAGGTCGCAGCCGTGAAGCACTTGGTCGTCAAGCTACTCAATCTATCTTTAATGCATATGGGGATCTTGGTATTCTTCCAGAGATGCAAAGGTACTTTGGTCAAGAAGCATCTATGCGTCCTCAAGCGCCTAACATGGGTATGCAAATTGCGAGCGGTTTGATGGGCACTTTACAACAAGGTGTAAGTATGGGCATGTCTATGGGAGCAGCGTAACAAATGGCACGACAATTACCTCCTCAGGAGCTACAACTCCAACAAGGTTATCAAAGTCCTATCCAAGCTCAAGCTTACAATCCGCTTCAAGTTGCAGACGCTTCACAACAGTTGGAGCAGAACCGTGCAACTGCACTGGCTAACGCTCAGCGTGAAGATGCAGCTTTGAGTAAAGCGGATGAAGCTTCAATTGAGTTCGCTAAAAATCTAAACACACAACAGCTAGCCGATCTATCTTCTTTATCCAAGTCTTTGAAAGAAACAGCAGAGGCTGGGATGAAGGTGTATTGGCAAGCTGAAGCTACCAAAGGCATCAACGCTATTCGTGAATCTGGTGTTCCATTTGATGAGTACTTCAATTGGCACCAAACTAAGCGTAACCTAGAGATTGCACAAGCTGGTGGTGATGCACTGGCTAATCAAGCAATGGCTGCTGGTGAACCTTTTGAGGTTGCTAACATCTATAAGGGTCTAAGCGGTATTGCTAAGATCTACGCTAAAGAAGAAATTGCACGTCAAGGTGCTGATTCTTACTTTCCGTGGATTCAAAATCAACTTCAAACTAATGACACTTTAGTTCTTCGTACAAAGGACGGGGAAGAGTTTACTCCATCTCAAACTGGTAGTGATCCAATTAAACGTGCACAAGCTATTCGTGCATTGGATGACCAGTTCATTGAGCAGTTTGGTTTCTTAGGAATCAACCGAGTAATTCTTCAAGACCATGCGTTTGAGAAGATGAACCAAAGTCGAACCAAACTTATTGGTGAGGCTAGGTTTAACTTTGCACAAGAGCAGTCTGCAGCTACTCGTGAAGCAGCAATGGTCATGCTGCGTCAAGGTAATTATCTTGGTGCGGTACGGGCACTGGCATCTACTGTTGACGGTGAAGGACGCCATATTGGTTATGGTGGTGCTCACGATGCAGCCTTTAAGATGCTCGGTGAGATTGATAAGGCTGGTCTTCTTGAAGAAGACACCTTTAAAGCTATTCTTGCTCAAGAAGATCCTGATAGCAAATCAACAGTCGGTAAACGTTGGGAAATCCGGTTTGCTCAGTTTGAAAAAGATAGAGCCGCTCGTGCTCGTTCTGAGTGGCAAGCTGACCAAGCAGATCGTGAGATGGAAGCTCAAAAGGCAGAAGAAGAGTTTCAACAACTCTTTGATAACGATCCTTCTCAACGTACTGAAAGTAACATTAAAGCTGCCCAAGAACGCTACTTCACTTTATCTGGTGGTAAGAAAAGTCAATATCTTGAAGGTCTTCAATCTGAGTACAGTGTTGACGCTAAAGCTAAAGCTGAACTTAATGATCGTTTTGAAAAGCTTGCTGAGCAGAACCTGCTTACTACTGACATGGTTGCTCAAGCTCCTTGGAGCGTCCAAACCAAGTGGATGGCAACAGCTAAGACCCAAGAAGCAGGCAGAACCTCTACCTTTAAAACTCAACTCAAAGCCATTGAGAACCACGTTAAATCTGATCCTCGTGTGAAGGTTTCTCCAGATGGATCTACCAGTGGTATGGCAACCCTTGTGATTGGTGAACTTCAAGCTAAGTTCAACCGTAAGGTGTCTGAGTACGTTGGTACTGGTATGGCTCCCGGTCAAGCCGCTAACCTAGCAGTTAACGAAGTAATGACTGAGTTTAATGCTGGTGGTCGTTATGCCTTGGATAGCATGGGTAACTTCTCTAGCTTTACTCTTGGTAATGCTAAAACCTCTGCTGCTGTTAATCTTAAACTCAACAAGATCCGTTCTGCTGTTCTTGGTGGTGGTAAAGCATCTCTTAACAAGAAGCCAGGTCTTATCTTCAACGCTGCAGAACTGACTGCAATGGAAGATGGATACGGTGAGCCCGGTTGGTCTATGCCTATTGAGGCTCAATACTGGGGATCTAAACTTGGTATCAGTGGTCTGGAAGTTATCAACCGTCAGCGTGAAGCTGCAGGTATGAGAGCTTTGATTACTCCTCAGTCGATGGAAGTAGCAAACACTGCTATGTCATCTCAGATGCAGGCATTGCTTAATCGTCTTCCCACGTATAACCGCTCTGTACGGGCGCTGAGCAGCATGGGAAGCTTCCAGCCTGCCGTTGTACCTAAAGGGTTCGGAAGCGTTATACAGAAGGCTGCAACGGCCAATGGTATAGATCCTGCTATCCTTACTGGTATTCTTGAAGTTGAATCCAGTTGGCGTGATGATATTATCTACGGTAGAAGTCGGTCTAGTGCTGGAGCTAGGGGTATCGCTCAAATCATGCCAGAGTATCATCCTGGTGTAAACTATGACGATCCTGTAGCGAGCATTAACTATGCAGCCAAACACCTTAAGGGTTTGATTGCGGCTACCGGTGGTGATGTTAATCGTGCTATTCAAGCCTACAATAGTGGTCTTGGCGGTATTGGTAAATCTCAAGAGAACAGGGATTATCTTCCTAAGGTTCTCAAATCTGCTGCTAAGTATGGCTACGGTCAAGCTTGGCGTGATCCCGCAACTATGCGTCCTTCCGTTGTCTATAAGATCGGAAGTCTTGGGTATGGGTCTACGGGTCCACACCTTGATCTGAAACGTGTTGCCAGAGGAACAACTGCTACTACCAGTTCTGTTGAAATCAAACCCAATGAAGTTGATAACTTTGTTGAAGTCAACGTGAACGGTAAGTGGAAGGCACTTTCTAAAGGCACTACTTTGACTGATACTGAAGCTCGTCATCGTGCACGTGGTTCGTATGGAGTCGATTATGCAGCACCGTCTGGTACGCCAGTGAGGCTGAAAAATGGAGCACAAGTCGTTGGTTCGTTCAAAGGACAAGAAGGTACTGACCATCTTATCATTGAACTTCCTGACGGCAGAAGGTTCCAATTCTTACATGGTACAAAAGTATAACAATGTACAATCCTTACGAGGACTTCAACGCTAAGGATGAGCCTTTAAGCGAAGACGTTAAAAATCAACTACTTCAGGATAAGGCTCAATCCGAACAAACTGTTATGACTATGCAGGCAGCCGAACAACAGGCTGCCACTGCTAAACCAGGTACGCCTGGTCAGCAGCAACCAGCACAAGCTAAACAGCAACCTGCTGATAAGGAACAACAAGAACCTAAAGATGTAGGTGATTACGCACGGGACATTTTTGAAGGTGGTCTGGCTGCCCCAACCGGTATGGTTGATTGGGCAGTAGACCTTTACAATGTTCTTCCTACTCCTGATCTTCCTAAGATTCCTAAGTTTAAGAATGAGCTGTTCCAAGCTGCACGTGAAATTTCTTCCGTTGTACTTCCTACTGTTCTAATCACTCGTGGTCTTGGTGGTGCAGCGTCTGCTGCTAACGCTAAGGTTAAGTGGGAACTTGGTAAGAATGCACTGGTTAAGTGGTTAGGTGAAGCTGGTATTGCAGCTGGTTCTGGTGCATTTGTTGATGCTACTAACAAGCTCAACGAAACTGACGACAACCTTCAGGGTACTCTCAAGAAGATGTTCCCCAAAACCTTTAGCTGGATTTCTGATGACTGGGCAACCGTTGACGGTGACTCACCTGATGTGATCCGTGCTAAGAATGTTAATGAAGGTGTTGGTCTTGGTATCTTTACTGACTTGTTGGTTGGTGCTGGTAAACTGCTTCGTGCTACACAGAAAACTAAAGAAGCTACCAACTTCATTCCTTTGGATGAAAAGGCAGTTAATTTCAAGAAGCAACATGAAACTGGAGCAGTAACGGCAGAGGATGAAGTCCTTGAATCAGCTGGTCGTCGGGAAGAACTCCTTGATGAACGAGCTGATTACGGTATTGCTAACAACAAAGAAGGCGCTTACCTGGGTATCCATGATGTATTCGATGTTGAAGAAGCGGGTGTCCGGGGTGTGGATTCAATGGGAGTTGTCGGTGCTGGTATTGACCAAGTACGGATTGCCAAGAATTATGGAACCGTTTATGGACGACTTCGCAACTTTATGTCTGAGCCTGCTGCCAAGTATGTGCTCAGGACCGCTGACCCTGCTACCTTTGATGAAGTAGATCAATCACTCAAACAAGCGTTTGATTCTGCTGGTAAATACAAGGTGATGCTGGGTGATGAAGCTACGATTACCCATGCAGATGTAGTCAAAGAAGGTGATAACCTTAGTAAAGTTCTTCTTGATCCTCGCATGAATGTCGATGAGATGAAGAACGTCTTCAAAGAGTTCTCTGATACCGTTGACGGTGTTGAGCGGCTTTCTGTTGGTACTAAGGGTGATGTTGCCTTTGCTGGTTCTGTGCAAGCACTTCGTCAGCTTCGGGATGAATACATTAACCTAGATACTGTTCGTGTTCAAGGTTACATGGCTACGTCCTTGGCTGGTCAAATCTCCGATCTTTCTGAAGGTGCACGTCTGATGGATGGCACTGCTGCCATTGAACGTGCTCAGGAACAGATCCTGGATAAGATTGAGTACCTCACCGTTGTCCAAGGTCGCGCTAAGCAACTTCGTGGTCAAGGTCTGAATAGCCTTAAGCAAATCTATGCTCACCTTAATGAGAAAGATTTCGGTAAGGTTCAGAAGATGGTTGAGAGCTTCAACGAAACCAAGAAGGCTACCGACCAAGAAATCATTGACCGTGCTAAGCGTACTGTCGATACTCTTCGTCAAGTATCTAAGGAGCGTCCTGAATACCTCAAGCCGTTGCAAATGGCATGGGAGTTTACGGACGGTAACATTGATACCATGTCTAAGCTGAACAGGTATGTTGATCAAAGCCTTGGGGATTGGTTCCCTAAGTTTTTTGTTGACGGTAACCCTGAGATGCCTAACGTCATTGTGCAGGGTATGTGGAGTAATATCTACAACTCTGTTCTTACCTCCATTTCTACTCCACTAAAGGCTGGCTTTGCTAACGCTGCTTTGCTGCTTGAGAAGCCTGTTACTGTTCTTGGTGGTGCTATTCTTGGTGGTGACGTTAAGACGTTGAAGCGTGGTTGGTATCAATACTCTGCATTTACGGATACCTTGCAAAAGGGTCTGAAGCACATGACTGATGTGTACCGTAAGGCTTCTGCGGATCCGACTTCTGTTGGATACATCATGCGTGATGACCTGGTACAGAAGAATGAGCAGACAATGGACATTCTCCATTCGTATGCTATGGCTTCTCAGCAACGTGGTAATGACGGTCCTATGGCTCTGTACCACAAAGCTGAAGCTCTTAACGACATGGCTAACAACCCGTGGCTGCGTTTTGGTCCTAATGCTATGACGGCTTTGGACGGCTTTGCACGAGCTGTTATTGCTAATGCTGAGGCACGTGGTCGTATCTATGACAAGTTCATTGATGGTGGTCGAAAGCTTGATGCTGATGGCATGAAGAAAGCTTTGGATGATCAATACAATGAGATGTTTGATTCGACTGGTATGATCACCAACAAAGCTGTTGATTATGCTAGCCGTGAGATTGCCATGAACCTTGACAGTCCTGCTGTTGATGGTTTGTCTAATCTGATTAACCAGTACCCGGCTATGAAGCCGTTCCTGATGTTCCCACGCACGAGTGTGAACATTCTGGACATGGCTAACAAGCACAGTCCTATCTCTATCTTTGCTAAGGAATACAACGAGATTGCTTACAAACCTCTTAGCAACTTTACTGTTGATGAAGTAGAATCTATTCTCACTAAGCGTGGTCTACCCGTTGATGAGAATATGATGGATACCTTCAACACTCTTCGTGCTGAGATCCGTGGACGTAAAGCTGTTGGCACCATTACTATGATGGCTGCTTCTGCTATGTTCCTTAACGGCGGTCTGCGTGGCAACGGTCACTACGACAAAGAGCGTAACCGTGTTCGTCAAGAACTTGGTTGGAAACCTCGTACTTACAAAGGTTGGGACGGTAAGTGGTACAGCTATGATGGTCTGGGTCCTATCTCTGACTTCTTGGCTTTGACTGCTGACGTGATGGATAACTTTGATTCCGTCACAGATAATGATCTTGAAACTACTATCAATAAGCTTGGCTTTATCATTAGTGGTAACCTGACCAACAAATCTATGCTTGCTGGTATCGAGCCTATGAACGATGTTCTGGCTGGTAACCCTGCTGCATTGAATCGTTGGGCAGCTTCTTTTGCTAGCTCCTTGGCTCCTCTATCTGGTGCACGTAATGAACTGGGTCGCCTTATGGCACCTTCTTTGCGTGAGTTGGATATGGAGTTCACTCAACTCCTCCGTAACCGTAACAAGTTCTTGGATACAATTGACCCCAAAGGTGCACTGCCTGATAAGCATGACTGGATTGATGGTACTAAAGTTGGTTACCCTGAAAACTTCTTTGTACGGGCATGGAATGCTGTGTCTCCTATGAAGGTGTACGAAGGACAATCGGCTGAACGTCAGTTCCTGCTTGATATTGAGTATGACTCACGTCCTAGCTTCAACAAGAGTACCAAAGGTGTTGAGTACACCCCTAAAGAGCGTTCTGAACTGTTCTCTTTGATGGGTCAGCAAGGTTACTTTAAGAAGGAACTTCAACGCATCATGCAAGGTACTGATGCCCAAGCTTGGCGTGATTCTCTTAAGACTGAACGTGGTAACAATTCCCGTGTTGATCCTAACCAATGGATGAACCTGTATCGCCAGATTGACGTTGCTCTTGACCGTTCTAAGCGTATGGCTGAAGTACAGCTGAGCAACCGTGATGAAGTGATGCGTCGTCAGTACGAACAAGGTCTTGATAAAGCATATCAGCAGCGTGGTGTTTCCATTCTGCAATGGCAAAATAAATAGTCTAATCCACCCATTCCCAATTACTTACTAGCGTAATGGCTGTAACTGAAAACTTTTACACAGGGAATGGTTCAACCACTTCCTATTCGTTTACTTTCCCATACATTGATGAGGATGACATTAAGGTATCTCTTGATGGCACCCTGACAACTGCATACACTCTTGCCAACGCTACAACTGTCCTATTCAATACGGCTCCGGCTAACGGAGTCGCTATTCGTATTTATCGGGACACAAATACTGATAGCCTGAAGTCTACGTTCTTTGCTGGGTCTGCTATTCGCGCTCAGGATTTGAATGAAGACTTCTTGCAGAACAACTATGCTGTTCAAGAAATTAGAAACAATACTTGGGACAGTGAAACCAATACTATCCACAGTGATGAACCTTGGGTTAGCTCTGATTCCCAGATTGCTACAACCGCTGCCATTGATGCACGGTTCCAAGATGAACTTACTGAGACCATTACCTCTGCTGAGGTTTGGCCGGATAACGACGATACGGTTGCAACGACTGCTGCTATCGACAACCGAGTGGATAGTAAGATTGACGCTGCTATCACTGGTGATATTGCTACCGACGGCACTGGCATTACCATTACTAATGATGGTGATGGTACTATTACCCTTGGTTTGGGTACTGGACTTATAGATCTTGATCGTATCAAAGATGAAGATATTATCACTTATGCTGAGCAGAATGCTGGGTCTCCTTCTTGGGATAGTGATGGTCGCATCGCTACGACTTATGCTGCTGCTAGGCGATTTGATACGCTGGTTCAGACTTCTACTCCAACTGGATCTAACTGGGCAGTAGGTAAGACCTGGCTTCAGAATGATGCTAACCTGACTCTTTCTGTTTGGAACGGTTCTGCATGGCTTGGTATTGCTTCTGGTGGTACGTTTACTAACCAACCTAAGGTTGTCTATGTAGATGCTACTGCTGGTAGTGATGCTAACGATGGTCACCGTGTTAGCCGTCCTAAGGCAACTATTAAAGCAGCTGTTGATCAAATCAACGCTGACTCTACTTATGGTGAAGGTTCTGTAGTTGTAGTGGCTCCTGGTGTCTACCAAGAGGTTGCTCCTATTGACATTACCAAAAAGGATGTGTCGATCATTGGTCAAGCACTGCGTAGCTGTATTGTTCACCCAACTGCTGCCACTGAGACCAATAGCCTGTTCCGCCTTAACAGCGGTTCTTACATTGCTAACCTTACCCTTACCGGTATGAAAGCAAGTGGTACTCGGGGTAACAGCACAATCGACCCTGGTGCGACTTACGGTCTACCTGAGAACCAAGGATGGAACTTCTCCTTCTATCCTGGAGCTATGATTTACAAGTCTCCGTATATTCAGAATTGTACTAACTTCTCTGATTCGGAGATCAATAATAATAGCCTTACTCCTCATACTCCTGCTGGTGGTGCTGGTGGTGACACTGATTCTGCCATGACTGGTGGTGGTTTGTTGATTGATGGTTCTACACCTCATTCGACTAGCCCGCTTCGGTCTATGGTGTGTGACAGCTATACCCATGTTGGTCTTGATGGTCCCGGTATCCTTGTTACCAACAACGGTTATTGTCAAGCAACTAGCAGCTATTCTTTCTTCACTCATTACCACATCAAGTGTCGTAATGGTGGTCAGGCTAACCTTGCTGCTTCTACCACTGATTTTGGTCGGTATTCGTTGGTTGCTGATGGTCGTTCCCAGAACGCTATCTTTACTGCTACTACGACTGCTCTTGCCAACAGCGGTGCTACGACCTTTACCATTGGTGCTCCTGTAGCAGGTAGTCCCTGGCATGGTACTGCTACCCGTCCCCAAAGCAATATGCTGGTGGACATTGGTGGTAATACCTATCCAATCCTGTCTGCTACGGCTAACGGTGCTGGATGGGATGTAACCATTAGTCGTCCTGATCCTGCCAATAAATCTAGCAACCTTGGTCTTAATGGATCAGTTGCAAGCGGTTCTGCAGTCTCCTTCTTCCTTCGTTCCATGATCGCTTCTAGCGGTCACACGATGGAGTATGTAGGTTCTGGAACTAACTACACTGCTCTTCCTGAGAATGGTGGTGTACCTGTTGAAGCCAATCAAGTTATTGAGCTTAACGATGGTAAGATTTGGGCAGCGATTACTGATCACAATGGTAAGTTTAAGCTTGGTGATACACTGACCGTTGACCAACAGATTGGCTTTGTTACCATTCCGTCTGGTTCTATTGCCTTTGACCTTGCCTCCGATGGATCTCCACAGCTTGGTGCTAACCTTGATGTTCTTAACCGGACTATTAGCAGCAGCACCGGTAACGTTGTCGTTGATGACACGCTGGATGTAAATAGCCATAAGGTTATTAATGTCACTGATCCAACTAACGCACAGGATGCAGCTACAAAGAACTATGTAGATACTACAACTGTTTCTTTGTCTGGCGATACCATGACGGGTGCTCTGGGGATTACCTCAGGCTCTGCTGCAAGCCCCTCTATCTACTTTGACACCAACACCGGCATCTATTCCCCTGGAGCGGACCAAGTAGCCATCTCAACTAATGGCACTGGGCGGTTATTTGTTGACAGCAGTGGTCGCGTTGGTATTGGCACGACCCCTGGCAGAACATTGGATGTAAGTGGGTCCATCAGATCTGGCGGTAGCACTAATCCTTTTCTAGCTTTAAACGACAATACAACTGAAGCATATTTTGAGATTGCTAGCTCAGTAACTCGGATTTCCTCTGGAACTAGCCAGCCGCTTGCATTTAGGATTGGAAGCAGTGAGGCTATGCGCCTGGACTCCAGTGGCCGTTTAGGTCTGGGGACTAGTAGCCCTGCAGAGCAACTCGAACTGGCAAAAGGTTCTGAGCGTCTGATGATTGGCGCAGATAGCCCTAGTGGCTATTCACGGATTGCCGCCAGAAACACAGCCAATAGTGGCTATCGCGGATTCCAAATTGATGGCAGCGATCTTCTGATAAACAGTAATACCAATGGGAACGTACTTGTTGCAACTGGCGGAGGCAAAGTAGGGATTGGCACTACTTCGCCTGGCAGAACTTTAGATGTAGTAGGTTCAATTCGCTCTGGGGGCAGTACCAACCCCTATCTCGCCCTTGCTGACGGCACGACAGAAGCGTATTTTGAAATAGCAAGTTCTGTTACCCGTATTTCATCGGGAACCAGCCAGCCGTTAGCATTCAGAATTGGCAGTAGCGAAGCGGCTCGTATTGACACCAGCAACAGGCTCTTAGTTGGCACGTCTACTAGTCCTAGCGTTGGTGGGCACTCTCAATACGGCAAGATCTTTTCAGCAGGCAACACCTCTGTTTCTACAGGTGCAGGCGTTATTAGTATTGCCAGAGGTCTTGCATCTTCTTCAGGCTTTGCTTCCGGTGATCATCTTGGATCTCTTTGTTATACCGATTCCGTAGGCGCCGAGTTTGCAAGAATCGAAGCGTACGCAGATGCTGCCAGCGGTAGCAATGACTATCCAGGCCGCCTAGTGTTCTCCGTTACTGCGGATGGCGGGTCATCACCTAGCGAGGCAATGCGTATTTCCAACAGTAGGAATACCAGTTTTACAGGCGCCATTCTTCCGTCTTCTGATAACGCCTATCAGTGCGGCGCAAGCGGTCAACGTTGGAGCCTTATTTATGCTGCCAACGGAACAATCCAGACCTCAGATCAAAGGGATAAGACTGAAATAGCGGAAGCTAGCCTTGGCTCTGATTTCATTAAAAGTCTTAAGCCTGTCAGCTATAAGTTTGTGGTTGGCGGCAATAAGGATGCAGGTGTCGATGAAGATGGTAACCGTGTCTACGAGGCTGTCCCTGGCAAGCGAACCCACTGGGGTTTTATTGCCCAAGAAGTGAAGGAAGCTGCCGACGAAGCTGGCGTTGACTTTGGTGGATGGGTCTTAACGGATACCGAAAACCCGGATAGCCCGCAAGGGCTTCGCTACGACCAATTCATTGCTCCACTGACCAAAGCACTGCAAGAAGCACTGGCTGAGATCGACATTCTTAAAGCCAAAGTTGCAGCTCTTGAGGGCGCGTAGTCCTACTCTCTAAACGTTTTAAATAAACCACAACGGGGATGAGTTTTATCGTCCCCTTTCCACCTTTATCCACCCACAATTTATGACCCTTGTTTTAATGGATGTTTGGAATCAGTTTGTTGCTGAACGTTCCATCTCTTTAGAAGCTACTAGCTTGTCCTCTGATTATCGTCAAGCAGAAAAATGGTTAGCTCGTTGTCCCCATCAAAACTTTGAAACTGATGGAAGAGCTGCAATGGTCTGGTTGCTCCAAGAAAAACCTGTGCAGTCTGCACGGCGAGTAGCCATGTACCTTAAAAGCCTGTATCGTTGGGCAAGTCAAGAGGATGTTGGGATTATTGAACGTAGTCCTATACAATCATTTAGAATGCCTAAAGCTCCTCAACGAGATGAAGAGATTATTGTCATTCCTCGTAATGAGCTTGATCTTGTTTTTTCTACTTTAGCTAATAAAAAAACGTATCGTTCTACAAACTGGGCAGCTTATGCCGAGTTTATGCTCCAAACTGCTATGCGTACTGGTGAAGTACGAGCATTGATGTGGGAAGATATCAAGGATAATAAAATTCTTGTTCATCGTAACTACACTCTTACTCACGGTCTTAAACACAGTACAAAAACAAACAAAAAACGTTGGGTACCATTGAATGAAAAATGTACTCAAATTCTTTCTGAATTAAAACAAGATAGTAAATTTATTTTTCCTTGGGACCGTCTTGCTTATCAAAGCTACTTTAGAAAAAAGATGATACAGCTTAAATCTGCTGATCTAATTTCTAACGTTTATCGTCCCTATGATTTACGGCATACTGCTATTAGTCGTTGGATTGAAGCAGATATACCCATTGCTCAGGTAGCTGCCTGGGCAGGAAACACGGCGGATGTGATTTGGAAACACTACGCCAACACCACCCAAGAATACAACATTCCTGTTATCTAATGTCTGACACCACTTACGCTTGGAAAGTAGCAAACCTGGAACGTAACCTTGCTGATGGCGTGGTTACCACGGTTCACTACACCATTACCGCTCATGACGGCACCTATTCCAGTTCTGCTTATGGCAGCATTGGTCTTGAAGCACCTGATCCGGATACCATGATTCCTTATGGTGATCTTGATGAGTTTACGGTTGCTTCTTGGGTTGCCAACAAGTTTGGTGATGAAAAGATTGGAGAAATCCAAGCCGCTCTTCAAGCTCAAATTGATCAACAGCGGACGCCTACGACTGGTTCTGGTGTCCCCTGGTAAACCACTACCCACTTATTACAATGCTTACCCTACTTGGCATTAAAGTCTCCTACGAGACCCTTCTGTTCTTTGGACTGTTTGTCGGCTCTGAAGTTGTTGGAGCTACCAAACTGAAGTCCAACGGTATCGTCCAACTGATTCTTGGCGGTATCAACGCTCTGAAGCCTCTTCGTAAAGAAGACGACAAGCTTCAACAGATTAAAGATAGCCTGAAGTAATCATCATGGTACTGCTTAACGTAAGGCAGTACTACCCTCAAACAGATAGTGCAACAGGTCACGGAGATCGGATGTGCTTTAGCTCTACGTGTGCTATGGCAATCAAGTATCTCCGTCCTGATGCGCTTAAAGGTAGTAATGCAGATGATGATTACCTGAGAACTGTTCTCAAATACGGTGATACAACCGAATACACCTCCCATCTCAAAGCCTGTAAGCAGTACGGTGTCCTTGCTACCTTTTCCCAGAAAGGTACTAAAGATACTCTTCTCAATGAACTTAACTGCGGTTTTCCCGTAGGAACAGGTATCCTCCACAAAGGTCCTGCCTCAGCACCAAGAGGTGGTGGTCATTGGATGCTTCTTATTGGTGAAGATGGTGACAAAGGTATCTTCCATGATCCATACGGTGAAATGGACAACGTGAACGGTGGTTATGTAACCATCGGCAAAGGTGGAAAGGATGTACGTTATAGCTGGAAGAACTGGCTACCACGCTGGGAAGTAGAAGGTAGTGGTTCTGGTTGGTACATGACCTTTCGTCCTATGCAACAATCATGATTGAAGCGTTACTTTCCGCTGCTGTAGCATTAACTGCTGGAGTTGCAGCTGTAACCAACAGAATACATTCTCGTATTAACCGTGTGCATGAACGGATTAATTTAGTAGATCAACGCATTGATAATTTTGAAGTCAAAATGATTAGTAACTTTGTCGCTAAGGCTGACTTTGAACGGGCGTTGACCAAGATTGATGCTGGCATGAACCGGTTAGACGAGAAACTAGATCGTATCCTTATGCGACATGACTAAAAAGAAAGCAACGGAGGATATGTTTAACGAGCTTCATAACCTCGTAACAACTGAGTTCCTTCAACGCATCAAATCAGGTGAAGCCAGCACACAAGACCTTAAGGCAGCGTGTGACTGGCTAGCCAAGAATGACATTAGTGGTATTGCCTACGAAGGTAATCCACTGGACAAACTGGCGTCTGTGATGCCTAAAGTAGACCCTGAGATGGTGCAACGGAGGCTGTATGGCTCGAAGCACGTCTGAGTACTACAAGGACAACCCTAAGGCACGTGAGCGCCGTCAAAAACAGCAAGCTAAGTACAACAAGACCAACAACGGTCTTAAAATCCGTACCGCTGCTAATAAGCTAAACAGAAAACTTGGTACTTATGGCAACGGTGACGGAATGGATGCATCCCATACCGGACCTGACAAAGGTAAGCTTGAAAACAAATCAGCTAATCGTCGTCGTCCCCGTAAAGGCCAACGTTACGCATAGCAATGACACCGCTATTCCCAAGTCCTGATCACTATCTGCAAAACCTCATAACCATGACAAGTCCTGAAGCAAAACGGATGTGGCGTCAAGCCATCAAAGAACACTTCAATTGTCAATGTGTCTATTGTGGAGAAACTTATGAACTTAATGAACTTACTTTGGATCATGTTATACCTCGTTATTCTGGAGGACAAACTATCACAAGAAACTTGGTTCCATCCTGCAGGAAATGTAATCAGAACAAAGGAACGAATAACTGGCTCACGTGGATGAGGCAGACTTTTGGTAACAATCCGTCCCGTGAAGGGATGATCCTCTCGCATATTAACTAAACAATGGCAAAGAACGAACGTAAACGCACTGGTCAAAACAACGCTATTTTTCAAATTAGAACCAGTGCTGGTACTGGCCGTAGGGTTAATCCTAAAGTTAAACCCACTGCTCCTGCTAAACCAAAAACTAAAACTACTGGTTACAAAGAAGGTGAAGTGGTTGAAAAAGAAGGCAACAAGTTTGTCTTTAAAGGCGGTAAATTTACTAAAGTAGCTAAACCTGCTGAAGTTCAACCCGCTAAACCCCCAGTTCGTGCATCTCAACAACCTACTACGGTTCAAAAACCTGTCGCTAAACCTGCTGCTAAACCCGCCGCTAAACCAGCTGAGAAGCCCAAGCCTATGACCCAAATGGGTGATGTGCGTGGGTCTAAGTTTGAAGGCGGTCCCAGTGCCAATGAAAAGATGACCATTGGTAAAAAGGTTGAAGGCATGGAAGCAACTCCTGGTGTCAAAGCTGACGGCACTGACATGGAGCGTCGTCGTGCATTCTTGGATGCAGACAACAGCATGAAAGGTATGAAGGCTGTTCGTGAGCTTCTTGAGAAGCGTAAAAAGGAACAGAAGATTAAACGTCAGTAATTAACTAATACCGCCGCTCAGTAATGGGCGGCTTTTAACTTATGGAACTTGAATCCCAAGCTGGTAGTATTAAATTTAGACCTGCTCCTTCTACTTACCAACCAACAAGTAGAGAATTTAAAATGATGGAGCAAACTTTACAAGCAGGGGGCGTTCGTGTTGGAAAACAAGGACCAACTATTGTTGATACACCTGATTACACTAAATGGTACAATAGAGCTGCTGAATTATTTGATGCTGAAGGTCATCACATTATTGATTTGGCCTGGGTTGATAAAACACTGTACAAAGCTGGTCTAACTTCTGGTGCTAAGGGTAGTACTAACTATTCAGCAGAACGGCATCAAGTTTTAGATTTGTTAAATAAAGCTGGTGTAATTACTGGCAATGATAGGCAAAACATTGCGCCATTAAGTCAAAACAAACCTGCTCCATTTAGAGCTAAAACTGGTAAACAACATACTTGGGTTCACGATCTTTATAACTCTATTCCTGAACCTAATCCTGAACAATTAAGAGGTATGTCTGTTGAGCAATTAGCAGATTACATGATTGATTCAGCACGTCAACGTAAGGACATTGTTATTCAAGCAATGACTCATAAGTTGGATCAGTTCTATAAGCTAAAGCCTAACATGGCAAATGCTTCTCACATGGAGATTTTACGTTGGATTAGGCGTAATCGTCAAACATGGGGAGAACTTGGAGACAAAACTTTTAAAGATGTTGTTCAAGTACGTCAACCTGGTGAAATTCCACCTGTTCCTAACGTTGAACGTGGAAGAGTAGGATTTAGTGACGATCCTCTTGGTAAAATGACTGAGAAGATTGCAATGGGTACACAAAAAGGGTACCTAATGACTGATCCTATTACACCAGTAATTAAACAAGGTTTAGAGTCTGTTAAACAAAACCCAATGGGCGCTGTTGCAGGTGCTGGACTTGATATTCTTACTGATAAACCTACTCAAGAAGCTATTTTACAAGGTGATGTAAAAACAGCTGCTACTCGTTTAGGTACAAGTGCAGTAGCAGGTAGTGCAGTTGGTTCTGCTTTAAAAGCTGCTCCAACTGTAGCTCGTGTTGTTGGTCCTGCTGCAGCTGTTACTACTGGTGCTGCTTTGTTTAATCAAGGTCAAACCGGATCATTTGTTGATAGAGCTGTAAATAAAGCTGCTACTGTTGTACCAGGACTAAAACCTGATCCTAATACTGATTTAGGTAAACGTGCTCTTAATGAACTTAAGTACATGTTTGGTACAATCAGATATGGCGGCATCCCTTATATGCGTTGAGTAACCCCTACAAGCCCCTACAACACCCCTTAAACCACCTTTAGGTACATTCTATCATCTATGCCTGCAAAACGCCGTACAGCCGCTCCTAGAGGGGACTCCGTGTTAGAGTCCCTTCAACAGGACTTTAAACTATTTCTACAAGCACTTTGGGCACAGCTAGATCTGCCTTCACCTACCCGTGCTCAATACGCTATTGCTGACTATCTGCAACACGGTCCTAAGCGACTACAGATTCAGGCGTTTCGAGGTGTAGGTAAATCGTGGATTACAGGAGCGTTCGTTCTTTGGACGCTCTTTAACAACCCTGAAAAGAAGATCATGATTATCTCCGCAAGTAAAGAACGAGCGGATAACATGAGTATCTTCCTACAGAAGCTGATCATCGAGACACCGTGGCTAGTACATCTAAGACCGAAGTCGGATGATGCCCGTTGGTCTCGTATCAGTTTTGATGTTAACTGTAGTCCGCACCAAGCACCATCCGTTAAATCAGTCGGTATCACAGGTCAGCTTACTGGTTCACGTGCTGACCTGATGATTCTTGATGACATTGAGGTACCTGGTAACTCGATGACGGAAATGATGAGGGAGAAACTTCTTCAGTTGTGTACTGAGGCTGAGTCTATCCTTACGCCTAAGGCTGATAGCCGAATCATGTATCTCGGCACACCCCAGACAACCTTTACCATCTACCGTAAACTTGCCGAACGTAACTACCGCCCCTTTGTTTGGCCCGCTCGTGTACCTCGTAAACTATCTAATTACGAAGGACTTATCGCTCCTCAACTCCAAGAAGACATTGATCAAGGAGCTGAACCGTGGTCAGTAACCGACCCAGACCGATTCCAAGACGATGATCTTCTAGAACGTGAGGCAGCGATGGGTAGGAGCAACTTTATGCTCCAGTTCATGCTTGATACGAGTCTTAGCGATGCAGAAAAGTTCCCACTTAAGTTCCAAGACCTTATCGTTACCTCCGTTAACCCGACTCAAGCGCCGGATGCTGTTGTGTGGTGCAGTGACCCTCGTAATGTGCTCAAGGATCTGCCTACGGTTGGCTTACCAGGTGATTACTTCTACTCCCCGATGCAACTCCAAGGAGAGTGGGGTCCGTATCAAGAAACCATCTGCAGTGTTGACCCTTCTGGACGAGGTACTGACGAAACAGCCGCCACGTACATAAGCCAACGTAATGGTTTTCTTTATGTTCATGAAATACGTTCTTACCGGGACGGTTACTCCGACAACACTCTTCTAGACATTCTTAGAGGTTGTAAAAAGTACAACGTTACCAACCTTGTCATTGAGACAAACTTTGGTGATGGTATTGTCTCCGAACTCTTCCGTAAACACCTTCAACAGACCAAACAAAACATTGGTATTGAAGAAGTACGTGCTAACGTCCGTAAAGAAGAACGTATTATTGACGCTCTTGAACCCATCATGAACCAACACCGACTCATCATTGATAGAGGTGTTGTTGAATGGGACTACAATAGCAATAAAGACGATCCACCGGAGAAACGACTCCTTTACATGCTTTTCTACCAGATGAGCCGTATGTGTCGGGAGAAGTTTGCTATTCGACACGACGACAGATTAGATTCCCTAGCCCAAGGCGTTAAATACTTTACAGACGCTATGGGTATCTCAGCCATGGAAACCGTTAAACAACGGAAAATGGATGAGTGGAACGACATGTTAGAAGCGTTTATAGACGACCCTCAAAGTGAAACAAACCACCTTGTTTTTGGCATGAATATGGACCAAAAACGACAAGCTAGAGGTAAGACCAAAAACGGTGTTCCCACCTGGGTTTAACGTTAACCACGGATCTATACAGGAGAAGGGAAGGGTGGACCCAACTCCTGTAATTGGGGAAGACACAAAATCTTCCCCTTTTTCTCTCTACTGGATAGAGAACACTGATTCTACTTATTCTCCTCCCCCTTTTGAATCTTGGGAATATTAGAACACTAATCCTACTGTATGCACCCACCCCTATGCACTCTTGTACTCTTGTTCACATCACCCCTAACGCTGAAGAATTAATTAGTTACATGGCACGTGTTAGCAATCCGGCTAACCAAAACAACACTCAGACAAGTGCTCGTTTGATTAAGTACCTTATTGAACACTCCCATTGGTCACCGTTTGAAATGGTGAACATGTGTGTAGAAATAAGTACTACACGTTCCATTGCTGCACAAATTCTTCGTCACCGTAGCTTTAGCTTTCAAGAGTTTAGTCAACGGTATGCAGATGCTTCTCAACTTGGTACACCCGTTCTTCCACAGTTAAGGCTGCAGGATAATAAGAATAGGCAGAACAGTATTGAAGTAGAAGAGGAAGACCTGTTCCTTAAACAAGAAGTAAAGCAACTGTTTAAACATTCGGAGTTGGTGTATAAAAAACTGCTTGAGGCTGGCATCGCTAAAGAGTGTGCAAGAGAAGTACTTCCCCTTTCTATGCCAACACGGTTGTACATGAATGGAACAATCAGGTCTTGGTTGCATTACTGTGACCTTCGTACGTCTAACGGTACACAACGGGAACACGCACAGATAGCCGGTCAAGTACAAGACCTACTTTATCAACACCTTCCTAACGTATGTGAAGCAATGTGGTCTCGTGAACTCGAATGAATTCTCGTTCTCTCGACCTGTGGAACAAAAACTTAGATTAAATGAGTTTAAAACACTCTACAAAGCCTGGAGTAGAGGTATCCCCTGGTGGGATCACCTCCTTCTTGGTCTTTTGTATTGGTTAGAAGAAAAGATTATTGACCATCGAGTAACAACAGAGGTAACAAAGGCGGTTGAAGAGGTTGTCTTACCTCCTATGCCGGATATGGTTACTCCGATCTACCGTGAAACACCGTCAGCGAGTGCTAACTCGCACTCAGACACGTCTACAAGCCTCCCTGAGATGCGTTTAACCGCTCCTTGGTATGATGGGGGCGCTAAGGGGGCGGAACCTGCTACAGAGGCTTCTAGAGACCACTGATAAATCCTGACAAAAATTTGTTTCACCTAATACGGATACGGCTGGCCGCACCTACCCCCGTGCCACCCCTGGCCGTAGCCGTGTCCAGCCACGCGCACCTGTCACATACGCAGGTACGCAAGCAGGCACATCCCTGGTCCCGCCTGGTTTGTCCTCGCCTGAGCCTGTGTCCAGCCGTGTCCACACGTGTCCATGCAGGCGTTACCTGGTGCTAACCTGGCGGAACCTGGCTGAACCGGGGCAAACGCCTTGACCTGGCTAGATTTCAAGTGATCTGTTGCGCCTTCCATTAGCAGTGCTGATGACCAATGATAAGCACCGCTGATAACCACTGCGGTGCAACGGGTTCCGCCAGTCCAAAGCCAGCATTGTGCCACTTTGACCAAGTGTCCACCGCCCAAACCGACCCAGAGGCTGTATGATGGACCTTGGATGAGTGGTTGATGATCTTGATCTCGACTCTCCCTGTTAAGGGGGAGGAGAGTCTCGATCTTCAATCACCACTCACCACCTCACCGAACCACTGGCACTTCGCCGCTGGCTCAGCACCTCGACAACTGCATAAGCACTCCGCTTCCTGAATCGACAGGGTGATGGCGACCAACGGCATGGGTTCCTGCCGTGAGGAGTGGTAGACACGCTAAGGGCATCTCGCCCAGCGGAGCCACACGCTTTGTTTGCTCATGGCACCGGCTAGTATGCATCGGCGTACACCAGGGTTCGAGTCCCTGGCTAGTCATTGGGATCACAAGGTCCCACTTCATTCACTTGCTTTTCATTACATGTTCATCACTGTTTCTCCTCGTACCTCTGACGCTATCGCTAAGCTTCAGGTCAACCTGATCTCTGGCGTAGTGCTCGTTGAGTTCGAGAACCTGTACAGCTACGAGTACACCAATGTGTCTCGTCGTGCTATCGCTAACCTGTTGCTCAATCCCAACATGTCGTTGGGTTTCTGGGTTAACAAGAACTGCGTTAACGCTAAGCGTACTGCTTGCCTCAACCTCGCTTGAGGTTAGCTCGCTAGCTCGCTTGTAGGCTACACTGAGGGGTGCGCCCCTCTCTGTAGCTGACATGCTACATGTTCACTCGCTTTACATACAACATGACCATGCATGATGCACTCACTGCTCGCTTCACCGATGCAGATGAGATCAAGGACGTAGCCACCTATGGCTGCGAAGGTGGTGTCAATGGTTTCATTTATTACTCCGAGACTTCTAAGTTCTTCGATGAGTATGAGGATGAGATCTATAATTACCTCAACGATTGCGATTATTCCATGAAGGATTTCGTAACCTCTGGCTCTACAATTAGCACCCTCAAGAATGATCTTGTGTGGTGTGTTGTTGAGTTGTGGTGTCAAGCACAAGACATAGCTAACGAGCTTGAGCGTGAGGCTCTCGCTGTCTGATGTTTACACTGAGGGACTTCGGTCCTTCTCTGTAGCCTTCAGTGCTACATGTTCTTTCACATGGAGTTACTTATGTCCAACATTGATTACCTTCGTCAACAACTTGAGTATGCTGAAGAGCAACTTATGATTGCTGATGATATGTACAGCAAGCTCACCTGGGGTAACAGGTGTGATGCACTCGAAGCTGCCCTCGCTGATGCGGAGGTTGCATGATGCAATACCAAATCCTATACACAAAGGGGCGTGACATTTGCGCCTGTGAATACATCACTGCTCGCTCAGTCATGGAAGCATGGAGCAAAGGTGATGCTCGTGCACAAGGACGTGAGCGTGTCCTTGATGTTGTACCTATGCACACCAACCTGCACACTTACAAGGAGTTCTGATGACCTACTACATTAACCGTCAAGAGGGTCGCTATGATGAGACCTGTGATGAGTACACTACACGCACTGAAGCATACGCTATGCTGCGTGAGTATCAAGTAGCCGATCATGGTCGTGCTTACTACTACCTGTCCACTACATGTAAGGAGAATTGGAAATGATTACCCAAGAGAATAGAGACTTCGTTAACTTTCTTTTTGATAAGCTTGTGTCTCACGTAGACACTGACATGCTTGATCTGCACGATGATGATTCATGCTGCGATCATCTTAAGTTTAAACAACTGGAGTTAATCTGATGACTGAAACACTTACTCGATCCCGCGAATGGTTGCTACTTAATGCAGTCGAAGCATGGCTGCATCACTATGAGAATGCAGGTACACCTACTGTCGCACAGTATAAAGAACTACAGCAAGAGTTCCATGATGCGTACATGCAAACATTGCACAAGGACGTAGAGGAACCTACACCTCCACTATCTACATCCACACGTAAACGTACAAAGAATGTTTCACAATCATCCGATGCGTGAATACGAAGTCACCCTACGTTCAGGTGTTTGGTATCTCCTAGCACCCGACTCTGAGAGTGCAGCATGGTCTGCACTTGAGTTGTCCCGTGAACGCAACGATCAACTTCTTAATGTGAGACAAACTGATGAGTGGTAAGCGTTACTATCCTAACAATTGGGAACATTTCAAGGACGCACCTGATGAGATGTTTGAGCCTCACCTTTTTGATGAGGTAATGGAATGGAAGGTAGCAGGTTGGGAGCTACCATCGTCTGTCTGTTGTATCATTCGTGTACGTGACACCAAGACCTACAAGGTTAAGGAGCACGTCTACATGCGTGAATCAGCAGCACAGAACAAGGTCAGGCAGCTTATGCATACGCCTGACATTGAGTTCACTGTTTGCAATCACGAAGCAATTCACCACCTTACTTGCGAGGCTATTGACAATGACGACTAAAGTTTACTATCGCCGTCTGCACGAACTGTGTGCACAACTGCAGAATCATCCACATCGAGATGAGATTCTTGAGCTTGCTATGCAACAACTTGCAGATGACAACGATGTAATTGAGGATGCCTATGGCTACACCAGCTGAGATTGACGAACAAGTACAACTTGAGCGTGATCAAATAGCTCAAGGTCTCAAGCGATTACATGACAACACAACACAGCTTGAGCAAAAGAGTTATGCCTCAGCTACTGTTTACGGTATTGCTTCCATTGACATTCTTCTACCTCTTGTAGTTAAACGTCTAGAAGATACCCGTACACGTCTGACAAAGGGTCAAGCAGGTGTTGGATTCAAGGACATTCAGCAGTACTTAGTAGAGCTTGAGCCGTTAGCTGCTGCAGCCATTGCTATTAAACTTACCTTTGATAAAGTATTTTCTTTTAAGAAAGGAAGTGATCAACTTACACAAGTGTGTGAGGCTATTGGACACGCTGTTGAAGATGAATGTCAGATGCGTTTCTATGAACGTGAAGCACCTGGTCTTCTGAACGCTCTCAAACAGAAATACTGGCATTCATCCAGCGGCACACATCAGCGTCTCGTTAACATACGTAGACCGATGAATAATGTTAACGTACATTGGCAAACATGGGGTGCGGCTAATCGAGTTAAACTTGGTGGGTGGTTACTTGACTGTATCATTGCTGAATCACATTGGTTTACCAAGGAGATGCGTCAGGAGGGACGTAAGCGCGTTAACTACGTTGTCCCTACACCTGAGTTTATGTCCATCAAGGACAAGGTGATGCAGGATGCAGAGTTATTTGCTCCTCTTGCCTGGCCTATGTTGATTGAGCCTAACGATTGGACTAACGATCGTGCTGGTGGTTACCTTCTAAATGAGGTGATGAAGGGGCATGACATGGTGCGTCGCGGTAAGCACGGATCTATACAGGGAGAAACCCCTATCGAGTTTCTGAACAAGATTCAGAAGGTCGCCTTTACTCTTAATCCTTTTGTAGTAGAGGTTGCGGAAGAACTAGATAGATTGGAACGAGCAGTAGGTAAGTTCCTCCCCATTGTCAATCATGACCTGCCACCTAAACCTGTAGACATTGCAGAGAACAAAGAATCTCGTAAGAAGTACAGACAAGCGGCAGCTCAGACAATGAATCTGAATGCACAAGCGTTTAAGAAATCTTGTCGTACTCGGATGACGATGGAGGCAGTGAAAAGGTTTAAGGACGTACCTAAGTTCTACATTCCATGGTCGTTTGACTACAGAGGAAGAGCTTACCCTATTCCTGCCTTTCTTACTCCACAAGACACAGACTTTGGAAAAAGTTTGTTAGTCTTTGCTGAGGGGTCTTATATGACACCTGAAGCAGAAGGATGGTTAGCCTTTCAAGTAGCTACTACATACGGTCTTGATAAAGCACCGTTGGTTGAGCGTCTTGAATGGACAAGAAATAACCATGAATTGTTCACACTCATAGCGCAACATCCCATTGATAACTTACATCTTTGGGAGAATGTTGAGGAGCCTTGGCAGTTCTTAGCAGCTGTAGAGGAGTATTACCATTGTGTCGTAGTTGCCGATAGGCAATTCACACGTCTTATGGTGGCAACCGATGCTACTTGTTCAGGTCTACAGATCTTGGCAGGATTAGCTAGGGATAAGTCCACTGCACGTCTAGTGAATGTCTTACCTGGTGATAAACCACAAGACGCTTATAAGGTCATCGCAGAGGCTGCAAAACCTCACATTCCTAAACATTTACAGCCGTACATGGATAGGAAAGCGACCAAAAGAACCGTCATGACTGTCCCTTACAATGCTAAACCCTTCAGCAATAGGCAATACATCCGTGATGCCTTTATTGATAGAGGTTTGACTTGGAAGAAGTTTGACAAAAACGGTAAACCTGTTGTTCTTGACCGTTGTCTTAAGTATGAATTACGAGCAGAGACAGGCATCTTTTTTGACAATGAAGATTTAAAAGCAACTGTTAAGGCAGTGCGAGATGCAATGCACCGCATTGTTCCCGGTCCTATGGCTGTTATGTCATGGATCGAATCTGAAGTAGCTAATGCTATTAAGGCTGGTAAAACTTTCTTAGAGTGGACAACACCCTCAGGGTTTGTTGTTCATCAAAAGTTAAATAAGAAGGAGATTATTACTGTTCAGCTTCAGTTGCTTGGTCGTTGTGAAATGCAGGTTGCTGTAGGCGACACTGATGAGGTTGACATTAACCATCACAAGAACGCAACAGCACCTAATCTTATTCACAGTCTTGACGCTAGCCTGTTACACCTGAGTGTTCCACGCTTTAATGCACCCATTGCTCTCATTCACGATTCTGTGCTTTGTCGTGCAACGGACATGTCTACATTGTCTTCCGTTGTACGAGAAACCTACATGCATCTATTTGCAGAGCATGACTACTTGCGGGACTTTGCCCAACAGATAGGGGCAGAGACCGAACCACCGATCATAGGAGACCTTGAACCGGAATCCGTGATTGAATCCACCTACTTTTTCTGTTAATGGCACAAACCGTACACATCACCCAAGAACCTGTTGTCCTTGAAGGCTATCAAGCAATCCTCAAGCCTAGCAAGTTTGGTTACTCGCTGGGTGCACTGATTGATGATAAGCTTGTTGAAGTCCTGGAGCAAGATCGCACTGAGACTATCAAGTGGGCAGAATCTAAACTGAAGAACCCTAAGCGTTCCACTCTCAAGCCTGAGCCTTGGGAAGAGGTGTCTGAGGGTAAGTACAAGGTAAAGTTCTCCTGGAATGAGGAGACTCGTCCTCCCGTTGTTGATACGGAAGGCACACCTATCACTGATGAATCGCTGCCTTTGTACAGCGGCTCTAAAGTTAAGCTGGCATTCCGTCAGAAGCCTTACATCCTTCGTGATGGCATCACCTACGGTACTAGCCTGAAGCTTGTAGGTATCCAAGTCATTGCACTCAACAGTTCTGCTGGTGTAGATGCTGGTGACATGGGTGACACTGAAGTTGCTGCCCTGTTTGGTCAAACCAAAGGGTTCAAGTCCAGCGATCCCGTTGTAACTCCTTCTGCTGATGTTGTCGATGAGGATGACTTCTGATGCCATCTGATCCTGAACTGGATAATGAACGCGTTGAAATATACGCTGATAACATCAGTGAAGAGTTATGGGAAATGTGTTTTGATGCAGATCTAGAATCAACTGTAGATTCTGTGCTAAAGAGAGCCTTGGAAAAACACATTGAAGCAGTAGAAGAAATGTTAGAACCAGCTAAACAGCTGTACAAATTCCTTCAACAAACTAAAAACTGATGTATCGCTCAGGCTTAGAGGGTAAGGTTGCTGACCTTCTCTCTAGCTTGAAAGTTAAATACGAATACGAATCACGCAAACTCGCATACATTCTTGAATGCAATTACATCCCAGACTTTCTTTTGCCGAATGGTATCTTTCTAGAAGTGAAAGGACGCCTGACAAGCGAGGATCGCCGCAAGATGATCGCAGTGAAGAAGAGCAATCCCGACTTAGATATTCGGTTCGTCTTTCAAGCACCCTTTAACAAGATCTACAAAGGGTCCAAAACCACCTATGCGAAGTGGTGCGAGAAGCACGGCTTCCCATGGACTTCATACCAATCCATCCCAATCTCATGGCTAACCTAAAGTACGGCTCAGTTGAGTTCTATTGTGAGCACTTCAGTGACTTGCTTGCTGATGTTGACGGTGAAGAACCTGCTACTGCTGACAACATCATTCAAGGGTTTCTGACTTCCGTTGACGAATGGTTTGATTATCACGAACGACAAGCTA